AGTGGAGATATGGTTAAAGCACCAATAAATGCTTCAACAAAAGTCCAAATAGCTCTCTCAAGCATATCTTTCATATCATCTGACATAACTCACTCCTCCTCTATTTTTGTTTGTACTTTCTTAAATTGTATGCACTTTTTATTGATGCAAACAAAAGCCTTATTTATTAATTCTAATTTTTCCATACAGGAATGGCATTTTATATTCATGATTGTAGATGAGTTAAATTACTTAACTTGCATCCCTTTTAGTATGATTGCTTGTCTAAGAGCTTTTACTTCAGCTTTTATATGTTTTATTTCTGTAGATAATATATCCATAATATCCTCCTGATTCTTAGAAACTTGAGATATATTTGCAACATGATCTTTAGCTTTATTAGTAACTATTGTGCCATCATAATCAATATAATTCACAGTAACTTCCTCTCCAGAAAGTATTGCATCTCTTATAGGAGGATAGATCTCCTTATATGCAGTTGTAGAATTTCCTATGAAATTGTCTTGTGATGTTTTTCCAACAAGTAAGCAACCTGCTGTGTCATCATCATCATTACCTATGTGCCATAAAATATATTCAAAGTTTGGCACTTCATTTACATAGATCATCCCTTTATGGAACTCTGCACCAAATTTAGCTAAATATCTTGAATGAAAGCCACCCTCAGCTCTTAGAGTTAATTTATATGTACCTGCAGGGATTCTTGTTTCTCCCCATTGTTTAACTGTTCTAGCTTCATCCTCTAGTGTGTAACAAAGAAAAGACCTTACATTGTCTGTTACATCAAATAAAAGCCCTGTAGTAAAGTCATCTGAGCTATTAAATCTTAATACTTCAAGTTTCATTATTTACCTTATAACCTTAATATAATCCCATTTCTCTGATCCTCCAATTACAAAAGTAAGCATTCCTGCCCTAGATCTGTCTCCTTTTGTATTTTCAAACCATTCTGAGCCTGAATCTAATGTTGGAGCTTGTAATATAAGCCTATCTGAGCTTTCATAAGCAGAGAAGTAGTGGTAATGCCCATGCAAAACTATATCTGCATCAGCAGTTGCATTCCTAGAAAAAGCTTGATCTGATAGCCATTTTCTTGCTTTAGCCTGTGAATTCCCTGCTCCCCTCATTTGGTGTCCATGTAATAGCAGAATGGCAACATCTGAAATTTCTATTGTTAAGTGCAATTCATTATCTGGAATAATGAAATCTAAGCTCTTACTATATGCAGGAGATTCCTTAAATATTTCCTGTAGTTCCTCAGCTAACATTACATCTTTATTATCTGCAAAAGTTGTATAAGCTCTACCATTCTTTCTATTTTCTCCATGATTACCACCAATAAAACAAACTAAACCCTTACTAAATAATGGCATAATCTCTTTAATTAAGGTGTATATCATTCTCCTAGCCACCTTTTGCTGAGATCTTTCATCTATTATTGTTGAAAATTCTTGCATATTGTAATGATTTGAACAGGATTCAACTAAATCCCCAAGCCCTGCAAACAATACCTGATCTAATTGCTCTACTTTCTGGATCTGCTTAATCTGTGCCTTAATCTTAGGAATATAGTCTATAAACCTCTCTATTGCTTCCTCAGTACCCTCTTTGCCTATTTGAAAATCTGCTAGTGCAATACAGAATGTCTTTGAATCTTTTACAGGCTTCTTTTTATCTTGTTTCTTTAATCTACTTGCACTTGCTAAAAGCTTCTTAAAGTCATCATCTGGCATATATTTATCACTAGAAACTATTTTTGCTTTGAAGTAATAAAGCCTCTCTATATTGCCATTTCCAATATTGCTATCCCAATACCTAATTTCTGCTTGATTCTCTAAAACTTTGTATTTATGGGCATCTTTACCAAAATAAGACTCTAACTGCTCTTTCCAATCAATATCATTGGATTTTTGGGGCTTAGATACTATTTCTCCTGATCTTGTAGCTTGATTAAAAGAAGCTGATGGCTCAAAGCCTTTAGGATGTTCTATTTTCTTTTTAGATTTTCTAGGATCTCTATCCTGTACAGTTTCAGCAAACTTCTTTAGATTATTTGATTCTGCCATCTCTATAATCCTTAAAGTATCTCCTTACTGTGTTGTAATTGAGATGTTCAAACTGCTTATAATGATCTACAAGATATTGTGCAGCTATGGTATCAGATAAATACTCTTGTTCAGCTTCCACTGCCACTTTAAGAAATATTGCTTTTGCTTCTGGATTATCTAAGATAAATCTAGTTGCAGCAAATTGCCCTGTAGGTTTTTTGCCCTGCTGTTCTGAGTATTGAGTTAATGATTTCATTATTCAACCTCCTATAAGTCTAGGATAGTTAAATACTAAGACAAATTTATGGAGATTCTGGCTTTGGATGAGCTTCTTTAATTGGTTGTATTATATCAGTTTTCCAAGCCTCTAAGCCATTGTGATAAATGTAGTCTAATTGTTCTCCATAACTTGGATATTCCTCTAATCTTGCCTCTTTGTAGCCATTTTCTTGCTTATCAAACTTTGAATTAGCACAATCTACAACCATTTGCTCAAAATCATCATCAGATATAGGAAGTCTTTCATTATTGACTTGTTTAAAGATCCCATCTCCATCTCTTAGAGCTTGCAGTTCTGATCTACATTCTGCTTTAAATTCCTCTAATGTTGCCATATCTCTCCTATCTTACTATATATTTCTTATACTTACTTCTTTAAACCATATAATGTGAATGTTCCACTATCTATATTGCCTGTACTTGGAAAAAATTGTAATCCATTTACTTGACTTGCACTTGTAAATACTGCACCACCTTGATTTCCAATTAAAAGTGCAGTATGTGATATTTGTACATTTTCAGCAGTAATAAATGTAAATTCACTGTTGTTTGCATTAAATAAGTAAATAATTCCATTCATTTGCTCCCCTGTGTCATTACCAACAGCAGTTGTTAAATCATAATAAGTTTCATTTACATTTGATTGATTACTGAAAGTTGTATCAGACCTCAATGCTTTAAATGATCTATCATAATTTGCTGTAGAGTTTGCAACACTACTCTCTAACACTCTAGCTCTTAAATCTGCTGCATCTGTTGCAGGTATGTAACCATTTACTGTAATTTTATAAACATTATAAGAACTATCCCAATTAGCACCACCTAAATCTACACTTGCTACTGCTGATGTAACTATTTCCTCATCTATTTTTATTAAGCTACCTGCCATTATTTAACTCCTAATTACTAGCCAATCCATATACTGATATTTTTCCTGTATCAAAAGTATGTGTAGTATGTCCTAAAAATTGTATGCCTGTTACTTCTGTTGTTTCAGTTAAAACCCCTATGCCTTTAAATCCATATAAAACTGCTGAAACTGCTGATGAAGTTTGTACAGTAAAAAATGTATAAGAACTTGTACTTTTTGGATTAAATATATATAAAAGAGCAGAAGTGCTTTCAGGTGGAAAATCAACTTGTCCAAAAAATTCACTATCAGTTTGATTTGTATTTCTATATTCTACAAAAGAACTATCTGATCTAGGATTTAAAACTGCAGTATCATATTGTGCATTTGTTATTGGATTATCAGCATTATCTATAAATCTTAAACTTAATTGACTTGGGCTACCTGAACTATTAGTAATATTATTAAGAGTAATTGCATAAACATCATAATCAGAAGTAAAACAATCAGTAACAGATATTGATGTTGCACTTGTTGCACTAGCAGATTTTATAAATTCTAAATTACCTACTGCCATAATCTAACTTTCTGCAATTCCATATAGTGATATTGTTGCTGATAAATTTCCTGCACCTGCAAAAACTCTTATTCCATCAACTGTACTTGCTTGTGGTAAAACTCCACTACCAAAAATAAATTCTGAATTACTACTGTTATCTAAATAGGATGAGTGTACAGTTTGAAAAGAATATTTTGAACTATCCCCAAGATTATAAAAGTAAGAATAACCATTACCACTATGATTACTGTCTGCACCACCAAAATTTCTAAATTGTAATAATTGTGGATTTGCAGTTGCTTTTACTTCACCAAAAGCTGCATTACTATCCCCTCTTTGATAAGCTATTTGATAAACACTTGCAGTTTCTAATACTCCACTCTCAAAAAACCTAATTCCTGCAAAACCACTACTTGTGTCTGTATGTTGATAATTATTTACTGTCATAAAATGAACATTATAAGTGCTTTCATCTATTGATGTAAAATCAACAAATGACACACCACTAGGAGTTTTAGTTTCAATTAATTCTAATTTACCTAGATCTGCAACTCCTCCAAGAAGTCCAAATCTACTTGCACCTAATGGCATAAGTTACTCCTAACTAAAATTTTGTAGTGCATTAAGTAATGGTGTACCTGCATCTAAAAACAAAAATGTTACTAGATCAATAGCATTTGCACCTGATGAAACTGTATATCCTGCACCACCTGCTGTTTTTGCAGTTACATTACCACCACCATTTACAGTTACAGCATTGATTGCAACTGTTTTAGCACTTGAAGCATGTTGAGTTATTTGAAGTGTAAATGTTGAAACTCCATTAGCAGGAACATT